AGAGGTCTGAGCTTGAGCCGTAGTGCCGGCCCCGCCAGCCGTGATGGACAACGCGTGGTCGCTGGCCACTGAGCCCGCGAGAGACCCAGCGACACCGCCCGACGAAGTGATCGTATTGCCCCAGGCCGGCAGGCTGGCCGCTACGCCAGAGCTAACTGACGTTGTTGTGCCTACGTCGTCGCCTTCAATAAACGACTCACTGAAGGAGAACGCGTCTCCGGCGGTGGTGATGGTGGCGCTTGTGGGGGTGTAACTAACAGCTGTGCCAGAAGACAGCGCACCCAGACCGCCAATAGCGCCTGTCGCATCTCCAACCTTCGGTGTCACGTTCGTACCGCTCACTGAATAGACAGAAGGAACGCGAGTTGCATTGCTGGCCGCGGCGTCAACAGTCAGTGCCACTGATGAAGTTACGCGGTGGGCAATGTCCGCTGTGGCTGGCGTTGCGGTCGCCAATGTAATGCCTACTACAAGTGCGATCCGATTCATTTGGTCGTCGATGTTGTAGAGGTTGAACCTAATTTAGGCTCGTCTTTTTTCTTATTGCCATTCTTGCCAACGGCCACGCCGTACTGACTAAGCACCGCAGTCAGCAAACTGGCAGAGAAAGTTGGATCCATGGCTTTGAACTGGCCGAGGTAGCTCATGCTCAGGCAAACCAATGCCCAGGCCAAAACAATCAGTCGGACAAAGTCAGCAAGCCAGCCATGTTGATCCGAGTCTTCGTGCTGCTCAGCCATGGATTGCGTGCAGATGGCTAAATACTACGGTTGCCGACTTGCAGAAACCACTCCATAACAAGGGCAGCCGGCTTCGTGCCTGTGCAGCAAATTCAAACTTCGATCGAGCTGGAGCTGCGCAAGGAAATAACGCTGCGCAAAATCCAGGAGCTTTACGAGGCTGGCGAGTGGGATGAATTGACAGAGCTGTCAGAGATCCTTGTCTCTGCCTGGATTCAGCAGTGCGTTGTCAGCGATTGGCTTGCTAGCGAAGCTGGAGTTGCTCTTGCAACTAAGCCAAATGAGTTTCCTCGCTGAACCCTGGTTCTGGATTGTCGTCACTGCTGCCAGTGAAATCATCGGCATGTCAAAGCTGAAGGACAACAGCGTCATCCAGCTGGTGTTCCATGCGCTTGAAAGCCTGAAGCCAAAGAAACAGACCTAGGCCTTTTTCGCGGTGCGCTTGCTCATGCGAAATGCCTTCTCAGTAGGCGCACCTTTGCTGCCTGGCTTGCGCATCTTTTCACCGCTGCCCGCAGCGATGCGGCGCCTCTTCTTATGGATGT